ACCAATTTGATAAACGACCCACAACATCTCAGTATGTTTCAGATCGAGTATCTAAAACAGCAGCTGGTAAACCTTTTGGTTTTGATGAACTTCACGTTATTGTTGTAGATTATACAGGAGAAATTACTGGAACCCAAGGTCAGGTGTTGGAAACTTATGAAGCAGTATCTAAAGCTGCAGATGCTTTAACAGAAGAAGGCAATACGAATTATTATGTGGATGTCATTTATAATAATTCTCAGTATGTCTATTGGTTAGATCATCCGGCAGTTGGTAGTGGTACGGCTTGGGGTTCAAACATTGTAAATACTGCGAAGTATGCAGGCCCGTCTACAAATCCTAATGCTGAAGAATTGCAGAATGGAAATGATGGCAGTACAGTTACGAATGGCCAACGTCAGGCAGGTTATGATTATTTTAAAGATCCGGATCAACAGGATATTAATTTATTGATGACTGGACCAGCGTCTATTGATGGTGCAACTAGTACAGTAGTGCCGACTCATTTGATAGACATAGTAAACTCTCGTAAAGATAGTGTAGTTTTCATTTCACCATATAAGGATGCGGTTGTAAATAAAGCAGTGGGTAATGCTCAGGCAGCAGCTGTTGAGACTTATTTTGATTTGTTGGCAAGCACGTCTTATGCGGTGTTTGATAGTGGTTATAAGAAACAATACGACAAATATAATGATGTGTTTCGTTGGGTACCTCTCAATGGTGATATTGCAGGATGTTGTGCAGCAACAGATGCGATAGAAGATCCATGGTGGAGTCCTGGTGGATTGACACGAGGTCAGATTAGAAGTTCTATCGAGTTGGCCTTTAATCCAACACAGACCGAACGTGATACATTGTATCGTGCTCGTATTAATCCAGTTGTTACATTCCCAGGCGAAGGTACTTGTCTATGGGGTGACAAAACTGGACTAGCTAGAAATAGTGCTTTTAGTCGCATTAATGTACGTCGATTGTTCATCACTATTGAAGAAGCTTGTGCAGTTGCGGCTCGCACAATTCTCTTTGAGTTTAATGATGAGTTTACAAGAGACAGCTTTAAGGCGATGGTTGATCCATATTTGAGAGATGTACAGGCTCGTCGTGGTATTACAGACTTTTTGGTTGTGTGTGATGAGTCCAATAACACGGGTCAGGTCATTGACAACAATGAATTCCGTGCAGACATTTATGTGAAACCTGCTCGTTCGATTAACTTTATCACTTTAACATTCGTTGCTACCAGAACTGGTGTATCGTTTGACGAAGTGGTTGGTCGAGCTTAATAAGAATATATAAGGGAGATAAAACAAAATGGCAAATGTAAATAGTTTTGTTAATTCTTTGCAAGGCGGCGGCGCTCGACCTAATCAATTTAAGGTTAGTTTTCCTGCATTAGGTGGCGACTTTGAGTTTCTATGTCGTTCTGCACAGATTCCGGCAATGACTATTGGTGAATTAACGGTTCCTTTCCGTGGTAGATTTGTATACGTTCCTGGTGATCGTACATATGATCCATGGGCTGTAACTGTTATGAACGATAGGAGTTATAAAATCCGTAGTACACTAGAATCTTGGATGAATGACTTGCAAGATATTGGTGCGGCAACCACTTCTTCAGCACAAGGTTCAGCTGCATACCGTCAAGTTCAGGTGTCTCAGATGGATAGAAATGATAGGACGATTCGTACATATACTTTATATGATGCGTGGCCGACAACATTAGATGCGATTGATCTTGCATTTGATACTAACGACACGCTAGAAGAATTTACCTGTACATTTAGATTCAACTACATGACGGCGGCCGGTGGTGGTGTATCATCCTCTGGAAGAACATCATCTGCCTTTGGCAGTGGAGGCGGTATGGGTACAGCTTAATAATTTACAACGTGAGAATATCGTAAATTGAAACGATATAAATAGTTATACTATGGCAGAATTATTCGGATGGGAAGTAAATAAAAAGAAGAAGGAGAGCGACAAGGCCAAAAGCTTTGTCGCTCCTTCTGACGAAGAAGGTACTCTAGATATTGCTGGTGGTGCTGGTTTCTTTGGCCAGTACATGAGTTATGATAAGGCAGCTCGTAATGAGTTTGATCTGATTCGTAAATATAGAACAACCTCAGAAAATCCTGAGTGTGACCAAGCAATCGAGGATATTATCAACGAAGCCATCACGGCTGACGAACTTGAAGTATCCGTAAAGATGAATCTAGATTGGGTTCCCCTTTCTATGTCCATTAAGAAAAAGATGGTAGAATCTTTTGATGAGGTTCTTACTCTTTTGCATTGGAAAAAGAAAGGACATGATATCTTTAGACGTTGGTATATAGATGGTCGTATCTTCTATCATAAGTTGATAGATGAAAGTTCTAAACGTAAAGGTATTACAGAAGTTCGTTATATAGATCCTAAGTTTATTAAAAAGGTTCGTGAGGTAGATAAGACTCGGCCGAGTCCTACTAGTCCTACTCTTATTAGACAAGTTAAAGAATTTTTTATCTATAATGAAGCAGGAGTATATCCTGTCTTTGGTACGTCTACGGGAGGCGGTGCTCAGGGTGAAGGTCTTAAAGTTTCTCCTGATGCTATTGTTTATGTAACGTCTGGTATCTATAACCCCACAACAAATCAAGTGTATGGTCACTTACAGAAAGCAATCAAACCAACTAATCAGTTGAGAATGATTGAAGATTCTGTGGTGATCTATCGTATTTCTCGAGCACCAGAAAGACGTATCTTTTATATCGACGTAGGTAATCTTCCTAAGCCTAAGGCAGAAGCTTATCTTAAAGATGTAATGACTCGTTATCGTAACAAGTTAGTATATGATGCAAACACTGGTGAAGTAAAAGATGACCGTAATCAGATGTCTATGTTGGAAGACTTCTGGTTACCAAGACGAGAAGGTGGACGAGGTACAGAAATTAGTACACTGGGTGGTGGACAGAACCTTGGTGAACTAGAAGATGTAAAGTATTTTCAAAAGAAACTTTACAAGTCTCTTAACATTCCAATCTCTCGTTTAGAATCAGAAAGTGGTTTTAATCTAGGTCGATCCACAGAAATTTCTAGAGATGAAATTAAATTTGGTAAATTTATTCAACGTCTCCGTAAGAAGTTTTCTGAATTATTCCAAGACTTACTCAAGACTCAGTTAATACTCAAGGGTATTATCACAGCTGAAGATTGGGATAAGATTAAAGAGTTTATCATTTATGATTTTCAAGATGATAATCATTTCTTTGAACTTAAAGATATGGAGATAATGAAGGAACGAATTGATACTCTAAATGCAGTTAATGAATTTGTGGGTACTTACTATTCAGTGGAGTATGTTCGACGTTATATTCTTCAGCAATCTGATACTGAGATCGCAGAAATTGATAAACAGATTGAAGATGAAAAGAGTAAAGGAGTTATGGGCCCCGATGCTGGCGCAGAACCAGGCGAACCACCTGGAATGTTTCCGGGCGGAATGGGATTACCTGGAATGCCTCCAGGACCTAATGGTGGTACTCAACCCGGTGGAGATGAGTTTCAATCTTCTCGGGATCAAGAATACACTAGTCCAGACTTTTAAATTTTAATAAATATCAGAGGAAAACATTATGGCCAAAAATATTAAAGGTATGATTAATAAAGTAGGCGAAGGTGACTTTGCTGCCGCAGAGGTTGCTTTTGATGCAGCTATCGGCGCAAGGCGTGAAGCGCAAATTCAAAATTATAAAACAGTGTTAGCACAGAATTCATTTCAACCACCCGAGGAGAATCCAGGTACTGATACAGGTATCACTGGACATCCATCGGAGGTGGAAGAGGAGTAACGATGAAACTTATATCTGAATCTATTGAAGAAGTAGAATATCTTTTTGAAGAAGATAAAGAGGGATCCAAGAATTATAAAATTCGTGGACCATTCTTACAGGCCGAGATTAAAAATAGAAATGGGAGAGTATATCCCCTTCCTATATTAGAAAAAGAAGTAACCAGATATAATAAAGAATATATCCAAAAGAATAGGGCGTTTGGTGAGCTCGGCCATCCCGACGGTCCTACCGTAAATCTAGAAAGAGTATCCCATATGATTACAGGTCTGCATCCAGATGGAAATAATTTCATTGGTGAGGCCAAGATCATGGATACTCCGTACGGTAAAATTGTAAAGAATCTCATAGACGAAGGTGCCAAGTTAGGAGTTTCGTCCCGAGGTATGGGTTCCTTGGAACCAAGACGAGGAGTTAATTTCGTCAAAGATGACTTTTATCTTGCTACTGCTGCAGATATAGTCGCAGATCCATCCGCACCCAATGCATTTGTAGAAGGTATTATGGAAGGCAGAGAGTGGGTATGGGATAATGGTGCGGTTAAGGAGATGGATATCGCAGCATATAAAAAACAATTAGACATGAAACATCAACGAGCGCAAGCTCGGCAAGAGAAAGCTGTAGAAATCTTTGAAGATTTTATGTCAAAACTTTGAATATTATAAATAACTTATATATTGGAAAAACAACAGGGAGTACTCCAAATGACAGATATTAACAAAGAACTAGAACAGATTGCCGATGAGGTATTTGTCGATGACTCTGATCTGGACGAAGCTTTGGATACGAAAGGTGATCCCAGGGCCCCTATGAAAGGTGCCGCCCCTGCCCAAAAGGAAGATAAAATAGCCGGCGGGACTCCAGGTGGCGAAACTCAAGATATGGGACCTGCGGTTGTTTCTCCTGATGCTCCTTCAGATCCTGGTGTCGCAGCTGAAAAGAAAGCAAAGAAGGCTACCCCTCCTGGTAAAGCAGGTGGTAAAGGTAATCCTTCTAATGCTTCTGGAAAGACTGTGGCTCCTACCACGATGGACGGTGAGGTAGGTGATAAACTACGAGGAGAAGAAGTGGAAATGGAAGGTATAGATCCGGAAGAAAAGAACCTGAAAGCGGCTCGTAAAGCTGAAAAGAAACAGGCTGCAAAGGGTGGCGGAAACTCGGACGATGATGATGAAGATGGTCAAGACGATCTAGACAAGGATGACGAGGAAGAGGCAACTCGTAGTAAGAAGAAGCCTACTGCTGAAGAAGTAGAAGAACTCGAAATCTCTGTTGATGAGAGAGTTGCGGCTATGGATCTATCGGATGATGTCGATGCACTTACGGGTGGTGAAGGTCTTTCTGAAGAATTCAAGCAGAAAGCAGCGA